CCTATGACGGTTTGCACGATGTCTTCTACGCGCCACAGCCCTTCCCGTCATGGATATTGAACCAAACGACATGGCTCTGGGACGCGCCAACTCTTTACCCAACTGATGGAAAATTGTATCAATGGGACGAGCCCACAAAGTCTTGGGTTCTTGTTCAACAGGGGGAATAAATGGATCAGACAAGCGTTTCAGTTACCATGACGGTGACGCAGTGGAACACCGTGCTTTCGGCACTTGGAGAGCTTCCCTTCAAGCTTTCCAACGACATCATCGGCATCATCAAAGTTCAGGCCGAAGCTCAGTTGGCCCCTAAGCCAGCCGAAGCGCCGCCCGCCGAAACCGCTCCGGCGCCTGAAGCTGCTGAGACACCGGCCCAGTAAGGACCCGTGGCGCTATGGATCAATCAGTCGTCAATTTGGCTCTTAGCGCCGTTCTCGCCACGATTGGATGGTTTGCCCGTCAACTATGGGGCGCTGTCCAAAAACTGAAAGACGACTTGCATAAGATCGAGGCCGACCTGCCCAGAACTTACGTTTTGAAGGACGACCTCGACAAACGCATGGATCACATCGAACACATGATCCAGCGGATTTACGACAAGCTCGACGGAAAATTGGATAAGTAATGGACCCTCTTACAATCCTAGCTCTCGCCAAGGCCAGCTACGAGGCCATCAAGGCCGGTATCTCGGTCGGCAAAGAGATGCAGGAAATGTATGAGAACGTCTCGTCGCTTTTCGATAGTGTCGGCCACCTCACGCGGATCGCCGCTGAGCCGCCAAGGCCGGGCCTGTTCGGTGAAAAGTCGGCGGAACAGATCGCCATAGATGCCTTTATGGCAAAGGCCGAAGCTGATAAGATGATGCAGGAGGTGAAGAACACCTTCATCGCGGAATACGGTTTGGCCTCGTGGGATCAAATTCTGAAAGAGACCACGCGCATCAAGAAAGCGCAGAAAGCGATAAAGCTCCAAGAGCAGAAAGAGCACGAGGAACTCATGAACAACGTAATGCTCTATGGAACCGTCGCCCTTCTCTTCCTGTTTTTGGCCGCCTGCGGCGTGATGACCATCATCGCCATGACGCACTAGGAGCTTACTTATGACCATCGACACCCGCCAGCAGCTTCTTACGCAGATCAACTCGCAGATCAAGTTGAACGGCACTGGCGCCATCACTGGCCCGATCCTGAACAACACTCTGGATACGATGGTCAATTCGGCGTTGTTCTATACCGGAACTTGGTCCGCCTTCACCAGCTATGCCCCGCTGGATGTCGTCGTGTACGCCGGAAATTCTTACGTCGCGATCAGTCCGAACGTCAACGTTATACCTTCGTCCAGCGCCGCCAACTGGACGCCGCTTGTGACGTCCTCGTTAAGTCCCGGAGGCGTGGCGGGGTCCGTTCAATATAACAATGGCGCTGGCGGTATCACCGGCTCCACCGGTTTCACTTTTAATGGAACAACCCTTTCCGTTTCAGCGGCATCCATTACGACACTAACCGCACCCACACTGAACTCTACGTCGGCGACTATTTCATCGCTAAGTGCTACTTCGACAACGACCTCTACGTTAACTGCTACTTCGACAACGACCTCTACGTTAACTGCTACGACCCTGACCAGTCCCGCAGCAACACCGTTGACGATTGAATCCGCTGGAATAACCGCGCTGACGCTGGACACCAGCCAGAACGCTACGTTCGCTGGCACGGCTGCAATGTCGTCTAGCTTCAAGCGTAACCATCTTATAAATGGGAATATGTTGGTTGCTCAACGAGGGACTTCCGGCACCCTTCAAAACAATAGCTCCATATACCCCAGCATTGATCGTTTTGTCGCATACTACAGCGCTGCTGGCGGCGCGGGAACGTTTTCGCAAGTTGCATCCAGTTTAACTGGTTTTCAATATGCTGCCAAATTACAACGCACCTCCGGTAACACGGTCACATCTTCTTATGCTTTTGGACAGGCTTGTGAAACGCTGAACAGTGTCGATCTGCAAGGAAAAAGCATCACGCTTTCGTTCTATGCAAAAGCTGGTGCAAATTTAACTCAACCAATTAATATAAATATTTACACCGGTACTGGAACTGATCAAGGCTTCAGCAACATGACTGGTGGAGCATGGACCGGAGAATCAACAATTGTAAGCACTAGCACATCGATAACAACGGGATGGGTGTTATATGCGTACACGGGGGCAGTTTCTTCTACAGCTACACAAATAGGGTTTCAAGTTTCTTGGAACGCTTCTGGAACGGCGGGTGCTGATGAGAGCCTATATGTTACCGGTATGCAACTTGAAATTGGCACCAAAGCCACTCCCTACGAGATGCAAATTTACAGCGATCAGTTGGCGCAGTGTCAGCGGTACTATTTTTCCACTCAAAAGGCAGCAACGACAGCACCTTCCATTGTCGGATTTGCAAGTGCTACTGGATATGCGAGCACCGCAGTTTCTTTCCCAGTAACAATGAGGACGACGCCCACTACAGTTGTCTATGGAACATGGACAGCCACAAATTGCAGCCAGCCTACTCTAACGGCACCCGGCACAATGGGTGCCGTAATGTATGTTGTGGCATCCGGGACTGGAAATTTGACTTTATATCCGTCTGGATCATCCAGCTACATTGACGCATCTGCGGAGCTTTGATCATGTCCATCTACACAAATGCCCAATATGTCAACCTTCTGCTAACTACGACCCCATGCGGCATCCAATGTGACATCAATGGTGTCTCCAGCCTTGTTCCTATTGACCCGGCCAACACGGACTATCAGAACATCATGCGGCTCGTCGCTGAAGGCAAACTGACTATCGCACCGGCGGAGACAAGAAATGTTTGAATCGTTCAAGCACATGTTCACCGGCGTAGACAACCGGACGTGGGATATAGGCCGCATCCTGTGGGCCAAGATCTCGATTGTCTATTGCGCCATCAGCGGTTACCACGCCGTGGCCCACGGCGTCTTCGACGCCCAGAACTGGGCCATCGGCGCCAGCGCCATTCTGGCGGGCGGTGGCGGCGCGCTATCTTTGAAGGCCAAGACGGAGCCCGGCAATGCTGACCCTGCTGCTTAACCCCTTCGTTCGCAAGATCGCCATCGGCGTCGTCGCGGCGCTTGCGCTGTTGATCGCTTACGGCCTCTGGACTCACCATCTGGAAGCCATTGGCGCTGCCACGGAAAAGGCCAAGGAGGCGGCGGTCGCCGTGCAGCACGAACAAGAGGTCGTCTCGAAGGCGACCGCTGTCGATCAGGCCGTCGCCAAAGACCCGACCCCGCAGAACACGCTGCAACAGGAATGGAGCCAGCCATGAAACGCCTTTTCACCGCCTCGCTCTTTCTCGTGCTGGCCGGATGCGCGGGCAAGCCGGACGTCCAGATCGTGGACACGTCGTGCTCATGGGTGAAGCCAATCTTCATCAGCAAGGCGGACAAGTTGACGGACAAGACGGCGGGCGAGATTCTTGCGCACGACGAAAAGTGGAAACAGTTCTGCGGGAATAAGTGATGAGCGCCGATAATTTCGAGCAGTGCTTCGCCTACGTCCTCCAGTCGGAAGGCGGTTACGTGGACAACCCGGCGGACCCCGGCGGCGCAACCAATCTGGGTTGCACCAAAGTGGTGTGGGAAGCTTTCGTCGGCCACGAGGTCACCAAGACGGACATCAAGAACCTGACGCCCAACGACGTGATGCCGCTCTATCGCAAGCGGTATTGGGACGCGGTGCGCGGCGATGACCTGCCGCACGGCGTCGATTATGCGGTCTTCGACTTCGCCATCAACAGCGGCACGAGCCGCGCCATCAAGGCGCTTCAGAAAGTGCTGGGCGCCAACCCGGACGGGCAGATCGGCCCGAACACGCTGGCGTTGCTGGACGCCGCCAACGCGCGCGATGTTGCATCGCAAGTGTGTGAAGCGCGGTTGGAGTTTCTTCAGGGGCTTTCCACATGGCCTACGTTCGGGCGGGGCTGGAAAGATCGCGTCGCCACGGTCGAAGATCGAGCATTCCACATGGTCGCATAGGAGGCAGCATGGCCGGGCTTTACGACAACATCAACGCCAAGCGCAAACGAATCAGCAAGGGTTCTGGCGAGAAAATGCGCTCGCCGGGCGCTTCCGGCGCACCAACGGCGGATGCTTTTCGGAAGTCCAAGCGGACGGCCAAGCGGCGCGGGAGGAAGTGATGGCTGAACGAAAGAAAGGGCCAAGCCTTTCGGTCGGGCGCGGCGAGAAACTATCGGTCAAGCAGGGCGGCGGCTTGAGCGCCAAAGGGCGCAAGAAGTACAACCGCTCCACCGGAAGCAGCCTGAAGGCCCCGACCAAAGATCGCAGCAGCCCACGCCACAAGTCTTTCTGCGCCCGGTCAAAGAAGTGGAGCAGCGCGCGCGGCAAGGCTGCGCGGCGCCGCTGGGGTTGCCGGTAAGGACAACTTGTATTTTGACAAGTTGTCCTGTATATCGCCTTTATGTTCGACTTCAAGACCTTCCTGACCGACCATTGGGGCAACGCAGACAATCTGCACAGCTTCCTGAAAACCTATGGGCATAGCTACCAGCGCGGCGCCCTGTATAAATGGTTCATGCGCGACACCATCCCGGCGGAAGGCTTCGCCATCTTGCTCGCCCTGCTTGAAATCGACTCGGGTAAACCGATCAGCTTAGTCGGGTATATGAAAGAGCCCGCATGAGCATAGAATGGGACTTTGAACTCATTCTTGACGGCGAACCCATCGGAAAGGGCCGTCCACGTTTCTCGCGTCAGACTGGTCACACGTACACGCCGGAGAAAACAGCGCGGTTCGAAGAACGGCTGGCGTGGGCGGCCCAAGACACCATGCAGCGCCGCCCGCTCTTCGACGGCCCGCTCAGGGTGTTGATAAATGCTTATTTCTCCATACCGGCCAGCAAGCCAGCCAAATGGCGGCTGGCCGCATTGGAGCAGAAGATACTGCCGACCAAAAAACCCGATATTGATAACATTATCAAGGGCGTAGCCGACGCGCTCAACAAGGTCGTTTATGTCGATGACACCCAGATCGTGTCGCTGGCGTCGGGCAAGTTTTATTCGGATCGTCCACGCATCGAAATATTTATTCGCCGCCTCAGTTGACAACTTGTCCTTCGAGGCCTATGTCTTACACATCGTTGAAACAGAGGGCCTGTAGCCATGATTCCTATGCCGACCCAAATATCTGGCGCAAAGTTTTTGGCGGCTCGCCACCGCGCTTTACTGGCGGACGAACCGCGCGTCGGCAAGACCGGCGCAGCCATCATCGCCGCCGACATGATCCTCGCCAACACGATTGATGTCGTCACCACCGCATCCGGGCGCGCTGTCTGGCGGCGGGGCTTTCATACGTGGAGCAAGCTGGGGCGCTCCATCGGGATCGTCGGCGTCGATAAGAACGCCGAGACCTGCGACATCCGCATCCTCTCTTACAACGGCGCGACCAAGTTCACGTCGCAGCGCAAGACCGATCTGGTGATCCTCGATGAATCGCACAATTGCAAAAACCCCGACGCCAAGCGCACTCAAGCTATTTTGGGCAAGCCTCTGGCCGGTGGCAGGAGCCTCGTCACGAATGGCGCACTGGTGCAGGACGCGACGCGCGCGTGGTTCCTCACCGGCACCCCGTTGCCGCACGACCCTTCAGATATATGGACAACCATGCGCTCGTCATGCCCGGAACGGCTTTACGCTAACGATCAACGTGGCTGGCCGGACGTAACGCGCTTCGAAGATTTCCGGCACCGCTACTGCATCGTCCGCATGAAGCAATTGAGCCGGTTCAACACCATTCCTGTCGTCATCGGCGGGCGCAACGAGGGCGAGCTGCGCGAGCGCATGGGTGATTTCATTCTGCGTCGCACCCAGAAAGACATCGGCATCCGCCCGTCCGTGTTCGAGCTGTTTCCGCTGGTGGTCTCGAACGCCGTACGCAAGCAAGTAGATGGCGATATTGATAAATCTGCAATTCTACACGCGGCGGAGACCGGCAACACCAAGGCGCTGGAAATGGAGCTGGGGCCGCTGCGGCGCCTGACCGGCAACATCAAGGCGCAGGCAGTGGTTGAGGCGGTGAAGGAAGAGTTCGACAACGGCCTCGACAAGATCGTGCTGATGTATTGGCACAAGGAAGTCGGAGACGTGTTGGAGGCCGGACTGGAAAAGTTCAGTCCCCTGCGCATCGACGGCTCGACCCCAGTGAAGCAGCGCGAGCAATACGAGCTCGCGTTCAGAGAAAATTCGGAAAACCGCGTGATGTTGGGCCAGATCCAAGCTGCGGGCGAAGCAGTGGATTTTTCCAGCGCGAACGAGCTGTGGTTCGTCGAGACGTCGTTCTCGCCGAAGGATCAGGCTCAGGCCGCCATGCGGATCACGAATGTCAATCAGACGCGCAACACCTTCGTTCGCGTCTGTTGCATAGAGGGCTCAATCGACGAGGCGTTGCAAGCCTCGTTGTTGAGATTGTGGACAGCTATCAACGGAGTGCTGAAATGATCGAGATCAAATTTACGCTAGACCCCAAAGGCAACCTGTTCGAGCAATTGATGGAGCACGTTTCGTGGTTCATTCCTGAAAGCGTGAAGTTGCCCGAAGACGACGAAGAGCCTGTCACCCGCGTCACGCCCGATAGCCCGGTCGAGACGGAGCCGACAGAGCCCAAGAAGCGTGGTCGCAAGCCGAAGGAGACCGCAGTCGCCGCCAAGGCGGAAGAGGTTCCCGTGGCGGTTCCGGTGGTGAACGAGCAAGACGTCGCCGACGAGGCTGCGGAAGCCGCCAGCGACACGCTGACCCACGACGACGTGCGCGCAGCGGTCGGCGAATACACGAAGAAGTTCGGCATCGTGGCGGCGCAAAAGGCGATTCCTGCATTGCTTGGTATGCCCATCGCCGAAATCCCGAACGACCAAGAGTCCTTGCGTGCAGCGATCACTGCAATCAAGGGCGACATGGTGGACACGAGCCCGGCGCCGAAAGCTGAAGACGTGGCTGTTTCGAATGTCGGCTTGTTCGCCGACGAGCCCGAAACCGCGCTGGCCGAAATCACTGAGACCGACCTGCGCAACGCCTTGATGGCCTATGCCGCCAAGTACGACGTGAACGATAAGATGGCTAATACCCTTATAGATGGCCCGGACATCCTCAAGAAGACGTTCGGTCCGGCGGTCTCAGCGCTGCGTCTGGTGCCCAAGGATCAGGCCTCGCTGCGCAAGGCTTATGATGCGATCAACGACGCCACCGACAACAACTGGTACAACCGAAAGGTGGTGCTATGACCGTCCATTCCAACCGTTATCACGCTGTCTGGTCGGCCAGTTCCACTGCCGCCAATTGGACCTGCGCTGGCCGGATGGCGATGGTTTCCATCTCGCCGGACGACAAAAAGAGCATCTACGCTGCGGAGGGAACCGCAGCGCATGAAGTGGCGGAGAAGGCGCTGCGCGGCGACAAGGACTGCTCGAAGTTCTTGGGCGACGTCTACAGCATCGACGGTTTTGAGGTGGAGATCACGGAAGAGATCACCAACTCCGCCCAGATGTACGTGGACTACGTGGTCGAGCAAAACGACGTTGCCAGTGGTTGCCTGCTCTTTTTGGAAGAGCGCCATTCGCTGGCCCAGCTCGACCCACCCTTCGATGCTGGCGGCACTTGTGACGCCACCATCATCAAGCCGCTCTTGGGGCAGATCGAAGTGATCGACCTCAAGAACGGCAAGGGCATCGTCGAGGTCAACGGCAACAAACAGACGCGCACCTACGCGCTTCTGGCCTTGCTGAACGCCCCGAAGGAGTTGGTCAATCAGGTCGATACGGTCAAGGTGACCATCGTTCAGCCGCGCGCGTCCCACAAGGACGGGCGCATCCGCAGCGAGACGTTCCACATCGCGGAGCTGATCGAATGGACAGCGGAATTGATGAAGGCCATGGAACGGTCCAAGCTCGCCTTGGACGGCTTCGAGATGATCAACGGCAACCGCACCGCGTTCGACACATGGGCAGCGGCGGCGCTGACGCCCGGCAACTGCACCTTCTGTCCAGCGCAGGGCATCTGCCCGGCGCTGCGCAGCAAGG